TTGCTATGAAAAGTTCCGTGACCAAGAGGATATGACAGAATCTCCTAAACTCCGTACAAACAAAACGAAAGTGATGCGTCGTATGTTCTATCGTTGTGAGAATCTCACATTGGTAAATCAATATGATACTCGCAATGTAACTGACTTCACAGGGATGTTCTATGAATGTCATAACCTAAGAGAAGTTCCTCCATTCTATTCCCATAAAGGTAAAACATTCGATTCTATGTTCTACAACTGTAAGAAATTGAAATATGGTCCAGAACTTGATTTCAAATCTGCTACTACAACAGCAGGTATGTTCTCTGGTTGTGAATCTATGAAGAAAGTATTAGCATTGAAGAACACAGGTTCTATTGCTGATATGAGCCAAATGTTCAATGGTTGTCGTTCCTTGGAAAGTCTTCCTGAACTTGATGTATCTGGTGTAACAACCGATGAAGGGTTATTGAAAACCTTTAACGAATGCTTCAGTCTTTCTGAAATCTCTTTCAAACCTAATACCTTAACTTGCTCTATTTCGTTAGAAAATACTAAACTTGATTTGGATTGTATCCGTCGTTTGTTTGCTAGCTTACCAGCTATTACAACAAATAAAGTGATCAATCTAATCGGTACTCCAGGCGTTACTAAATTAACTGCAACAGAACGTGCAGTAGCAACCAATAAAGGTTGGATTGTATTACCTGCTCTATAAGATAAAACTAAGTGGATATACTCGATGAGTATATCCACTTTTATACGTATTCTTAGATACGTTAAATATATATTATAATCATGAATAGAACCAATGGGAAAGGAACTGTTATGAAATATCAATTGATTCGATTGATGTTCGACCTAATGGTGATGATTGTGACACAAACAATCGTAACATTAGTTAGTACATTGATCATCAAACTTATTTTATGATAGTTTCAGCTTTTTAATGACCTCCTTTTATTTCAACTGGTATCGAAAAGTATATCAAGTCATTAAAAACAATCATTGGTTCTATTCATAATTATAATTATAATAATGTATTACAAAGGAGAAAATAAAATGTTTACTTTTACTGATATTATAACAACTGTGGCTATGGTAATGGGTGCCATCAGCCTATTTATCTTTGGTGCTGGTAAACAGCAGCCAAAATGGTTTACGTATTTAGAAATCCCAATCGTTATTATTGCCCTAGTTTTGGGTATGTTTATAGACGACACCATTCTTTAATTAGAGGAGGAAAATTATAATGAGATTTACTAAAGTGTATGAAGACGTGGTTGGTGGATTAGTAGCTATTCCAAGTAACATAGTAGAACAAAGATTTTTGGAAATATTAAAATACGATCTGATTGACCCAGAAGAGCTGCTCTGTGATTGGCATCCAGAGTGGTTGGGTGAAGAGCTTTCATTGGACTACATGAAGGCTCTAGGATTCACAAGTGTGAAATTCAATGGTAAGGATAATCGTCTAACACAAATTTTCGAAGGTGAGGAGTATGATATCACCGCAACCCCATCGAATCTAAAGGTAATCATCGCAGGTTACCGCATGTTGGGTAAACATAGAAAAGTCGCCAAAATCCTAAAGGATATCAAACGACTTGATTATTACAACAACTAAAAAGAGAACCTTCGGGTTCTCTTTTTTTTGCTTTTACCTATGGACTATTTAACATTTATATAATGCAAATAGCTAATTCCACATTTATGTTTTTAAATAAGGAGCATAGTAAATGGCTAATGATATTAAAAAGATTGTAATTCGTCGACTCGAGTCCGATAATCAATACCATGTATATTATCCTCAAACGCTAGTTGACGGCTTACAAGATAATGAAGCAACACGCGAACACTTTGCTAATGCTGATATCCATGTAACAGCTGACCAACGTGCGAATGTGTTGAACAAGGGCCTTGTTCTTGATAATAAAGGCTTAGTACCTGATACATTGATGGGTACTAAAGGTGTAGGTCTTCGTGACTATGCTAACTTTACTGCATTGAAAGCGGCTGCCGACGTTAAAGTTGGTGAAATGGTAATGGTTCTTGACGCTCAAGATAATGATGATGTAGCTGCACGTCATGAAGGTTGGGAAATTGTTAAAGTTGCTGGTACACCAGAAGCTAAGACATATGAATTCATTACTAAAGCACAATTGATGGACTATGTCGTTCATCCAGATCATATCAATGGTATGTATACTAGCAGTAAAGCTGATATTGATGCTATGGTTGCTAATGATCATACACATGCTAATCTTGCTGTATTGAACACATTGACTGAAGAAAAATTAAATGCTTTGGCTAAAAAAGGTCAAACCGGTACCATTAAATATGGTGAAAATGTCGATACGTTAGATAATAAAGAAGGCGACATGGTTTACAAAGTAACTGGTGTAATTGCTGGTGAATAATAGAAATAGAGATATGCGTAATGCATATCTCTATTCTTTTTGTATTTATATATTATATATAAGAAGAACTATTGAGGGAAAGGAGTTTCCTATGAGATACCATACTATGATATCTGTACTTAAAGTAGCAATCACTATACTTTGCCAAATTTTAGCTACTCTAATTAGTGCAATCATTATCAAACATATCTTATAGTAAACTGGACTTAGCCTCCGTCCATTTCCTTCTATTCTAATAAATAGGGTATTCATAGATATACTCAATAGTTCTATTATTTTGTAGTACTAGTAGTAAAAGGAGATTATATGTATGAAAAAGAACGATCTAGCGTTAATCAAATGGATTGACGAATTTTCTAAGTACGGATATATAGTTATCAATAGTGGTAGACCATTCTTGTTTGATGTAAAGATTTTCTCTATGAAAGGATCTCATCATTTATCGATTGTTAGACTATGTTATCAACCAGATTCATATGAGTGTGCAATGGCATGTAGAGATACACATCAAACAAGCGATCCAGTTAATCTTTATTCAATAGAAGAAGTCCAAGACTGGTGTAATACACATCGTGAATTCTTAGATAAGTAATAGATAGAGAATGAGTTATTGAACTCATTCTCTTTTTTTTTGTTAACTGTAAAAGTATACTAAGTTGAATATATATTATAGATACGTATAAAAGTAATCTGTATTAATAAGGAGAAATCAAATGACTAAGTTGGATGTTGAATTAAATGACTTTTTGGTAGAGACATTCGGTGATACCCATAATGTGGTAATCCATGGGGCACATGGGTATACTGCTTATGGGTACACGTGGTTGTATGACACTAAGATCTCCAACCGCGATGTAACGAAGGCTATGTCTATTGTTCGCTTGGATGCCAAGCCGAACGTATATGAAGCCACAACTTTCGTTGTTGGTGAACATGTCACTGACAATGAATACTTGCTTGATTTTGAGGAATTAAAGGAATGGGTTTTAGCCCATAAGGATTTCTTGAACTCATAGTATTAGAAAGAATACATCAATTTGATGTATTCTTTTTTTGCCAAAAATATGTGTAAAAGTGCACTAGTTTGTTTATATATTATAACCATGAATAGAAACGGAAATATAGTTTCGATGAGACCAACGAGTTCCGTAGATTCTGTTCAAGAAAGATTTTATTTATTTTATAATTCCGAAAGGAGAAATTAATTATGCGTTTATTATTAGGTTTAGTCGACGGTTTATGTTTAGGTTTCGTGTTGTATGCGACAGCTCGTCCGCACCATGCAGCACGATTATTAGGGTTGGTAGACCAATCCGAAGAAGGAGGTGAACAATAATGGAATCAGTTTTAACTGTTCAACATGGTGCTAAAACATATGTGAATATGTGCGGCAAGCACACAGTCAAGGTGTATAACACCGAGACTGATTCACTAGTTGTTGAAATCCCATTCTCTGGAGTGCAAGCTCGTCGTAGTGAGACAACAGAGATACTTGGCGAAGACCACGGGCTACAAAAATTTCATACCGTATATGGTGAAGTCGAAGGTTTACCAGAGGCACAAGATGACGTTGTCATCATCGTGTCAATGGCCGTAAGACAGGCGTTGCCTGAACGGAAAGACCTAGCTTCTCCAGGGTCCTTACGGAAGGATGAATCCGGCATGCCTACGGGATGCTATGGGTTGAACTTCAACTAAGGACAAGAAGAAGAGAACTAGTCATTGACTAGTTCTCTTTTTTTTATTTTTTTTTGATAGAGATGTGATAGATGTAGCCATATCCCGATACATATTACGTGGAGGTATATTATGGGTGGATGATACGCTACATCTATCACGAAGATAAGATAACACATTGCAAAGAAAGAGGTTAAACAATGCGTACTTTATTGTTCTAAAATGATTAAAAGTTAATGTAATACAGTCCAACCTTTAATCTTAGCATTATTGATTAAATTCATTACTCGATTATCGGTAACATCAACATTCGTATTACGTACATCGACCGTTTTTGGATCATGGAGTTGATCTTTTAAACCCACGATGACTTGTTCGAATGATTGGTTTGTAAGCTGAGTATTTGCAAAAGAAATGTTACAACCTATGCTATTCTGCTGACAGGACACATTTCTTAATCTAATACACCCATCAAAGATATTCTCAGCATTCGTACATTCGCTAAGATTGATATTACTAACAGTAGTTAGCTTTTCGCAGTTGCGGAACATAGATTCGCATGTTTTTGCCGATGGAATAGCTAATGAAGTTACCACTTCTAAGTCGATACAATTTTCATACATAGAAATTGTATTTTCTACCATTGGTAATGCTACTCGCTGTGGAGTCGATAATAATGTACAATTTTGGTACATACTATGAGCATCTGTTACACGATGTAGTTCTAAACTAGGAATATTCACTAATGATGTGCAATCTTTAAACATCTCAGATGTATCAGTTAGCATCAATGTAGTGATATATGGAAAATACTTTAATGATGAGCAACCAAGGAACATACGTGATGCATTTTCCAATTTATCTGTTTGGAACGTAGGAATATCAGCTAATGTTTCACAATTCATGAACATTTCTTTCATACTTTTAACTTCAGCTGTATCATACCAAGGTACTTTAACTAGATTATGACAATTCGCGAAGAAACGGTCGAGTTTCGTTACCATGTTACTCTTAATCTTAGGAGCAATCACCATCTCTTGATTATTTTCATAATACCCAGTCATATCACCATGTAAGGTTAATGTATCTGGACGAATGACTTGTGCTTGATGAGGATATGTATCTTGATTATGACCTTGAATTGGGTCACCGAATGGAGTGAGTTTTGGGTTTTCTCGTTCCCCTGTTACGTACATAACTAAGTCACCTGGGAAAAGTTTATTACTCATCAAGTTATCCGTAACTTTATAGGATGGAACTTCTTCCCGTTTACGAATCTTAGTGGTGCCAAAGTATAAGTGGTCAAGAATCGCAGATAATTTATTCAACGCTTCCATAGCTTCATGAGTATGACCTTCTTGTCCCAATCGATCGATTTCATCTTTTGTAGATCTAAATGGAGCACCTAAATCGGCCCAAGAGAAACTGAATTCGATAGATTCTTCTTCCGCCATCTTATCCCAGTTCTCTAGGTAACTCGAATCTCCACCTTTGAATCGGTACGTTGCCCAACTATGGGCTTTCTTAACAGTATCATCACCTTTAGAGGCATCCAACACCATAGCCATAGTACCAATATCGTGCACTGGGTCTAGTTTAGAACGGATTAACATCTGTACGATATTCTTATATTCCCGATTAATCCCAACAAGAATTGGGTTATATTGATCATCTTTCAAATACCCCGTTGGTTCTAAGATAGCAAATCCTAACGGTTTATTACCATGGGCTAAGATGATATGATCTTTCTTAGTAGCATGCACGATTTGACTTCGTACATGGTCTAATACAGTATCTTTTTGTTTATTGATATAGACGCCTTCGGCGAATGTCTTAGGAATCTGAATATCAAGATCATCTCCGCTAGAGTTCTCGCCTCTAATAAGGAGAGATATTTTATATTCATTAAACTCTCTAAGCATATATGCATTCTCCTTTCATAGGATGAGTTATATGATTTTGTATTACAGTAATGTTAAAATGACGTTTTTATAGACATATAGGTAGATACTTTTCTTTCATGGTACTCCTAATGATGATGGCGATGTATCCGGGTAATAATCGTGTTGGCTTATTGCTTTGGATACATCGCCATTATTTTCCGTATTTTTACCTCCTATAAGTATATATTATTGATGTGAAGTAATGTAATATATTTATATTTTTAATTTTATTTTATAGGAGGTTTATTATGTTACAAGTATCTTTATCTCAATTACAATCCGCAATGCTTGACGAGTTCAAATTTTCTGAGTTCGAGTCTTATGACTCCGACTTAGATGTTCAAATGGAACTAGAAGTATTGGGTTCTCTACTTGAGGAGCTATTCTAATTATTAAAAAAAAAGGAGAAATTAAAAAATGAAAAACGCTATTGTAAAAATTATTATGTTCGTATTAGGCAAAGTGGTCTACTGGCCACTATATGTATACTCCGTTCTGATGTGCCGATACTTCGGTTCAAGCATTAATTCGGTATTAGAAGATAATAGTAGATATAAAGCAGAGCATGTTAGAATTGGTAATAAACTAATAACCCGTTTAACTGATAAGTGGGGTAGGACTAAATATGTTTTTGCAAACATGGATGAGAATCCAAGTAAAGTTTTTAAAGGTGCAAAATATGCACTACTATTAACTTACAATGAGTTCTCAGAAAAAGTTGAGTCTGAGGTAATAGTATACCACATCAATCTTGGAATTCTCCGTTATAGTGGTAGACAACGGGAAAGTTTCCTAACTTCGTTAGAACAATTGGAATCGTTGTTCTAATAAAAAAGAATGCCTTCGGGTATTCTTTTTTTTTATCTTTCTTTTCGATTATATATTATTAACACAAGATAGAAACGATTCTATCAAATAAACTATAAAAAGGAGGTGAATATTATGTATAAAATACTAGTCCACAAAGGTGATTATATTACATACATGCGCGGTGATCGTATAGTTACAGAACCGGTTAATGTAATATACAAACAAATCAAGGATCGGGAATGCGTTAATAGCGACATCATCAGTATAAAAAAGTGTCGTTCATAGGTAGAAGCTGATCCCGTTACCACATTTGATTCGTTATCATATCTATATGGTGTAGAGATATATGATGATAATGGGTTATTGAATTCTAATGGAGGTGTATTTAATAAATGCCAAATATCCAATACAGATGTTGTATTATTGGGTAGGACGGATATAGATGATGCCATCGATATGGTCTATGCATATTTCTTAGGATATCTCTATAGATCGGTTCATGGTATGCGTATTAAAGGTCCCGGAAAAGCGGTAGTCACCTTTGAAAATAATACGTCCGTAGTTGAGAGTTCATTAAAGGTAATGGATAATTGTATTGCAGCATATAATAAATTAACATCGAGTGACTTTGATGTTAAATATGTTATTCAAATATGCGGTGACCATCATGAACATATCAGCGTAACTTTGATCGATAACCAGGATAAAGGTTTCATATACGGTTTCATTAGGATGATCCACCAATGGTATGGAGATACAAACATGAGGAGTATAAATGCTCAAAAACGTATACCTCATGGTATTCTGAATGCTAGGTTACCAATCCGTAATAAGTTTATTGATGGGTTGGTTGACTATATGAACCATAATCGTGAAAAAGCGCTCTTATTCGATGAGGTCGTATATAATTTATACGCTGAAGGGGTTGGTAAAGAATTTGCTATAACATATAGACTATTACTTGAACCCCTATTTATATCGTATAAAGCATCGGTTAATCTTGAGTCGTATAGAAAACCAAAGGTTAGATACAATGCCGATAATAACAATATAAGTCGATTTGATGACGCGATGATCAAAAGTAGTCAGAAAGTCGAAATACGTCGAGGAAAAACATTATCCTCAAGGGCATATCTCATCGAATCACGAAAGATTTTGGGTGTTAATGGCTATAAACTTGAAAAATAGCTAAGACGTATTAGTATCGAATATAACAATAACTGATCAGTTGGATGATAAACTCATTATGCATTTCGCTGTGAGCTGTCACAATCTGAGATAGAGAAGCGTGAAGGTGTACGTATACTATAAAAGTTAGACCATTCGAACTCCACTATATTAGAGAGGTTTGGTTAGGTTAATATAGGTAAGCGTATGTCCATGGGGGTAGGTTGAGAGACTCTCCATGATCGATATCTGGTTACTGCTGAAGTAATCTAGTTCTAGCCGTAGGGGAAACCTAATAGCTAGGATGGTCCGATATCGATAGAATCAATGGGTAGTAATATTCATTGGTCCGATGCTATGATAAGACAACGGTTTCGCCCTAACGTCATAGATGTTCGCACGCAACTTTGTTATTGAAATAATATAGTAGTCGTTATGAGAGATAACGTATAATGAAGCTTGAGAGGTATGTAATGATATATGAGGTTATGTATGGCGGCTCCTTTGTAGTAGAGCCAAAGTTAAAGGCATAATAAACATGGGTGAATATATCGCATAATTACATATCCACATAAGAAGAGGATTCTTATGTGACCTTATAGATAGAAATATCTATAAGGGGATGGTACTGTGACCAATGGATAAGATTGGTTATGTGCCCCATTAGTAGTAATACTAATGCAAGCGACGTTATATTGGAATACTACAACTTTGGTAAACTTGAAAAGTAAATTCAAGTATCTCATAATTGATCAACCTAAAAGAATACCGCTAGGTATTCTTTTTTTTGCCAAATCCGTCATGGTAACATTATACTAATTACTTCTATTACATATAAAACAATGAAGGAGGTACATGTATAATGCCTGATAATCAAATTAAGGTCCTCCATAGTCAATATAAGTATAACACACGCGTTGAGCAGGGTGGTCGTGGTCAAGATTACGTAGTTGTATATTTTGAAAACAATGCTACTGATGTTATGATGCATGGTTATACTCAAGTACCTGACACACACATTCATTTACAAGGTGAATTGAATAATAAAGATACGGGTATGGATGCATTCAAGAAATTAGATTCTGCGATTCGTAATACTCGTTTCGGTCACCTCAATGATCATGGTCGTTTGAAAGTCAATAATAACTTCCAAATTGATAGCGATGGTACCTTGGGTCTTAATATTATTATGCTAGAAAACCGTGCCGCATATAACGCCATCACAACTAAAGATGAAGGTGCCATTTATATGTGGACTGATAACGGTAAATTTACTGGTATTGATACCGGTTCTACAACACCAGGTAGTACGATTAATGTAGGCTCATTAGAAGCTCACAACGCTTCCCCATTGGCACATCCAGATATTCGTAATCAAATCAATCGAATGCAATCTAGTGTAACAACTATTTCTAGCAACATGGATGCCTACCAAACGGAATTGTTGAAAATCCGCTCTAATGTAGATGCCGCAGTTAAAATCGTAAATACGTTCAAAACGACAGGTATTGACCAAGCAGCCTTAGCAGACCGTGCTAGAACTGCCGATAAATTAAGTCGTTCTGTAACAATCAATGGTGTTACCTTTGATGGTTCTCAAAATATTAATATCGACGATGTAACGTACTCCAAAACTACAGGTAAATTGAAAAAAGCTGTGACCATTAATGGGGTAACGTTCGATGGTTCTCAAAATATCACAATCCCTAAAGTAGATTCTGCTTCAACTTCTGAAGTGGCAACTCGCTTATCCAGAGCGATTCGTATCAATGGTATTGAATTTGATGGTTCTCGTGATATTACAATTCCTGCTTCCGCTATGGAAGGTTTTGTTGCTGAGAATGCATCTAAACTTGGTAATGTAGATGCTAGTGAATATGCATTGAAACGTGATGTATATCTACGTTCACAAACCTATGCAAAAGAAGAAGTCTACAATAAACAAGAAGTAGATAGCTTAGCAGGTAAAATCCCTGGTGGTCGTATTTACATTGTATAATTATAGGAGGACTATCATATGAATCGTTTTGCTGAAATTAAATATGGGCGTGTAAACGATATCGTAGAGACCCTTAATGATTTAACATGGGTTAGAACCATTTTCTCTCCTATTTCATTATGGACTGATATCACAGACATGCTCGATTCCGAAGGGAATCAAATCCAAATTGGTCACGTGTTTGAAGGTGGTTCCTTTAGAGCACCTGCCACTAGAACAGTTCCTGTCACATTAGATGATCATCGCCGTGTTGCATTATATCGTAAAGATCTATTAGTCACACAAAAAATCGAAGAAGGGTTCTTCTCCAAAGCATTAGGAGAACAATACTTCTTCCCTTATAATGGCGATGCCAAACAAATGTTAGATATGGACTTTGAACTATTGGAAGATGAAGAGGAAGAAGGCTTCAGTGTTGTATATCGTACAACTCGGGATCCTAAAGAATCCACTAATAAACTGAATGACACAATAACAGTTGATCAAGTGAAACAACTTCGAAAAGACTTCCGTAAGCATAAACTTGCTTGCTCTAAACGTGGTATGGAAATTACCAACCAAATCAATCAAGCGGAAGCTGTTGAAGAGATGTATAATTATATCAATTGGGATAAATAATATGACTAGGTAGTTGACTTTGTTAGCTACCTAGTCTTTCTACCCGCTGAAACATTCTACTAATACAATTACTATAACCTTTATGAAAGGAGACCTTATCTATGGGTTTAGCATATAATGGTAGAGTTGTCAGCGAAGACTACTATGCTTTGATTCAATCTAAATTTGCTGTGATTGAACAAGCATTAGGTGCCTTAACAGCTGATACAACTTCTAAGAATGCAAGCTTAGAACAACGATTAGGGGACTTTAATACAAGTCTTAATAACCAATTTAAAAGCTTGAAAAATAAAATTGATAATGATATTGCATCACAACTAAATGCTATCGAAACAAAAGTAACGAATAACCATAATCTAATTACAACTAAACTAGAAAACACGGCTCAACGGTTAGAAGGGTTGATCACGGAAACGGATACAACGCTTACTAATAAAATTAAAGAATTAGATGGTCGTGAAAAAGCAGATGTTAAACAATTAACAACAGCTATCGGTACAGCAAAAGCTGAATTAACAGCGATTACCGAATCCAATAAAACTAAGATTGACGCTTTAGCAAGTAAGTTCCAATTTGGTGGAAGACAAGTCAGTGATCGAAACGTACTCGTATGGTTCGATTATGAAACAAATCCAGACGAACCAGTGATCAAATTTAGAAAAGGTGATACATTCGTTGCCTTTGGTGCTGACTGGAAATAATATGTAAACTATTTGGAGGATCCATGAGTCAATTTAATGACGTAATGGCAGTCCGTGCAGCCGTATTGACAATCACTACTGATTGTCAATTACGCTGTTCGTATTGTTTTGAAGAAGATAAAGCTCATAACTATATGAGTGAAGATGATGCTATGATCATCATTAAAAAATTATGTGATAATTTTAGGGAGAATGTATATACACATGACCCAACAGCTAAGCTAGATATTAGCTTCTTTGGTGGGGAACCTACATTAAACTTCCCTGTCATTAAAACTATAGTAGAATACTGTAATGAGCAAGAGTTTATTGTGCAATACGGTATTACTACAAACTGTGTTCATATTACAGATGAAATGATTGATTTCTTTTATGATAATAACTTCGGTATCTTAGTATCCATTGATGGAACGAAGGAGTTACATAATAGAAATAGAAGTAACTCCTACGATACCGTAGTAGCTAATATCAAACGCATGTTTGACGGTGGTTTGAAATTGAATATGGAAGCCCGTATTACTATACCACCAAAAGATATTCGTTATACATTCCAATCTATGAAGGATATGTATGACTTAGGATTCGATCGAATTGCTCCATGCTTTGTATATGACCAAGAATGGGATGAAGAAGCATATCAACAATTTGAAGTTGAAATCCGTAAAATCTATGAGTTTGCTATGGATAAATACAACTCAGAAGAAAGACGAAATCTCCAAGTGAAAAACATTGAAGATTTCATCTATTTATGTTATGATTCCGATACAAATGATACAAGCCCATGTGGATTCGGTAAGAATGCTTGGGTGGCTATCGGATATGATGGTGAACTCACACCATGTCATCAAGTCCATACTAACTTCCGTAACTGTGAAGTCTTACATATGGGCAACATGATTACCGATGAATTCGATCGTAGTGTTATGGATATGATTAACGCTCAATTCGATCGTAGTACATGCGGTAACTGTAAATATAATAACGTATGTCTAGGTGGCTGTCCTGCTGAAAGCTTTACACATGGTCGTTCTTTTAACGATGTAAATCCAGCAGTGTGTCGTCAAATGGACATTATGTATCATATCGCTACGGAGTATCAAGATAAGATTCTCCATAGCACAAATCTCCGTTCCAGACGCTTAGCGATTCTGAAACGTAACTTAGAATTCAAACAGTTATTGGATACAGCTATTGATAATCTACATAAAAACGACTTAGATGCGATTATGTTAGATTTCGCTAGTATCCAAGAATCTATATTCGGTGAAGAGAAAATCCTTCTCCCTCCATACATCCGTTTAGCAGAACGATATATTGATATCGTATCCGATAAGCTATTAAATGATGTAGTAGAGGAACTCGATAAATATCAAGCAATTATGAGTGGTGGTGAAATAGATGGCGATAATTAAAGCCGATGATATCAATAAATTGGTTGAGAAAATCAACCAATTGACTAAATTCTCTCGTGGTATCCGTGCCGTTAAAAGTAACCCTGGTGTAGAAGCGGGTGGTACAGGCCAAGGTATCAGTTGGGAATGTCATCAATTCGGTGGGCAGGTTCGCAATCCTGTTCCAGATGATAAGAAACAAAATAAATACCAAGGCGGTAATATCGTTGGTACCCATATTGATGCAAATTCTAAAGTGCGAGCATCCCAATTTAATGAAGTGGTAAATGGTATTAATAATGCTATTACTGAAATCCGTGGTAATGTAACAGGTAATGATGGTCCTGGATTAGGTGATATAACTGCACCAACCCAAGTAACCAAAGATACTATTGCTAAACTACAACAGCTACAAGCGGCATTAAATGCTGTTAGTACCATTGAAAGTACATTAAACCGTGTAAATGGTTGGTTCAATAGTGCTAATAAATGTAACCGTTCTTGTCAAGTAAACTGCCAAGTTGGTTGTCAAGTAGCTTGTAACTCTGTTAACTGGTGTCATGACCAAAAATGTGGTGGACACTAATTTTTTTATCAGTATGAGGGAATGGTATAACACCATTCCTTCTTATTTTCTATTATGAGGGTACTATGTTTGATTCTATCAATCGTATTTCGATTAAAGTGACAGACTTCTGCAACTTAGATTGCGTGTACTGCCACCAACAAAAAGTAACAAAAGACTCATCCAAGACATTCTCACACTATGATAAACTAGAAGATTTCATCAAGTTATTACCATTGGCAGATGAAGTTGATGTGCTAGTTACTGGTGGAGAAATCTCTGTCAAGTTAGATGAGTTCAGAAAGATTGAACGGATTCTTAGACGAATTAGTCAATCAATCGATGTAAAATTCATCATGAGCGTCGTTACGAATGGCACTAACCTTCTAGGTTTAGTTGATTTCGTTAAACGAGGAATTATGCGTCCCGATTCAATTACGGTATCTTGGGATGGTGTGTATTCATATACTCATAGTCGTAAGGGTAAACTACAGAACTTATCCGATAAGTTCTTTAATGATAATATACGGTATATCGTTGACCAAGGATATGCGAATGAGATTAATATCGCTTTTGCTGTAACTCCTGATACGATTAACGATATGATGCCTAGCCTAGACTATTGCCTAGGTGTTGGGTTGCGTAACTTCTCCTTCTATTATATTCATGAAGCGGATTATACAAACCCGAAATTTATCGCCGATTATACTAACGCTCTACAAAGTATGGCGAACCGTTTTGTTCAAACGTATCCTGATTTGAAAGAACGATTCCGTTACTATAACTGGCAAAATATGTACTGTCGATATATGTTATCGGATGCGTCATTCCTAGCCAAAACATCTTGTGTTAAGCTAGGCAATTCTATTCATATCGATATCGATGGTTCTATCTATCCATGTACATTCTTCTCTGACCATAGGAGTATGCAGATTGGTCATATATTAGAAGGATTCTATGAAGATCGAATTCATCGATTCGAGGGAGAATATTTTAGTAAACCAGACTGCAACTACGAAACATGTAAGAATGAACATTGTTTCGAATGCCCTGCATCTGATTATATCCTTAATAATGGGATGAATAATAAACAAAAGAACCTTTGTCATCTACTATCTATCGAACGAGAAATCTTTATGGAAAATATTAAAAAAGTTAATATTAGTGAATATGATATTCGTACATTTTGGAATGTTGGGACTTCTGTTGTGGAGTCTCATTATACTGACAAAATGAATGCTGATTGTCAACTTCCATTAACGGATTCCAGAGAATATACTGAAGATGATAAGTTGCTGATATCAAATAATATAGAGAGGATCCAATCATGGTAGAACAAAAACCATTCTTTCTACCATATCAGGTAGACTTCTATCTTATGTTAACAGAGGCTTGTCCGTTACGATGTGAGTATTGTTATATTAAAGATAGAGATAATCCTGCTCGCATGAGTAGAGATATAATGGACCTTATGATGAAGAAAGTCCAAACAAAACCAAGAATCATATTCTTTGGCGGTGAACCATTACTAGGTATCGACGATATCAAATGGTTTACTGAGAAATATCAGGACGATGTTAAGGTATTCCAAATCGTAACATCAACGTTCCCTAGAGCAAACTTCCATGATTTGATAGAGAATATCATTAAACCGAGTAAGAAACCTTGGGAATTACAGTTATCCTTTGATGGGTTCAAAGGAAGTGAACGTAAGTTAGTTAATAAAGACCCTGTAGCTCAACAAGTGTATGAGAATATTCTATATACGTTAGAGCAAGGAGTTAAACTACAAATTCGATGCGTTATCAATGATAGTAATATCTATTACTTCCATGATACATATCGTCAATTTAAACGTATGAGTGAAGAGTATAGTGGTTTATTCTATGCCGATTTCACATTAGTCCATGAAACTAATTTGGATTCCGATTTCCCGGAAGTTCTTAAACGAGAATTAGGGATGATATTAGATGATATATTAACGGATGAAAATCCATTCATTACAGCAGGACTTGCTTCTATGATAGGATCTATCCTAGAAGATAGAAAGTGTATGGCTTGTAATGTAGGTTCTGAAATTATCATTCGTCCAAATGGTGATATTTATCCTTGTACCATGCTATCCCAATACTCCGAAGACTTCAAAATGGGTCATATTACAGATAGGGAGTTGAATACGGATATCGCTACCGATGTGCATGAACGTCCTGCTAATTGTGATACTTGTGATTATAATAAGTATTGTTTCGGTGGATGTCGTTATGAACGTTCCTATCTAGGCAATCTCAATGAGATTAATCTTGGGTATTGTGAGCAAACTAAAACAGTAGTAGAAGCCTTATTGGCATTCCGTGATAAGTTATATTCCGACTCTTGTAAGAATCGAGAACTTATCATTGAACGAATTCTACGCTACCGTACATGGCGTAGTGGTATGGAATCTACAATGGATTTCGAATATATGAAATTTAGAGGTAATCAAAATGCCGGAATTGAGTAAAGAATTTAAAACTCGTATTAAACGAATGCTTCGGTCTTTGAATAGCTTCCGTTCTTGGCAATCCATCTTCTTTAATCTAACTTATGCTTGCCCATTAGCATGTAAGTATTGCTATATTGACCCAGAGTTAAAGGGTATGACGTTAGAAGAAGTTGAATATACGATGGAATTGATTAACCAAGATAAAGGAAACTATTCCAGAACTATTACATTCTTCGGCGGTGAGCCTGCTTTACAGATGGATATCATTGAAAATATTGTTCCCAAATACTACAATGAAACCATTCCTGGAACGAATGAAAGACGATACCGTTTTGGTATCATCACGGGATTTTCAGTTAATCAGGAACGTCTTATGAAACTATATGAACAGTATCCATTTGAGATCGTTGTATCATACGATAATCCAAAAGATGGTAATCGTATAGATCATAATGGTGTACCATTTAACTCATTGGTGGAATTAAAGAAATACACTCATCTTGACTTAGGTCGATATGTATGTATTCAAAAAACTCTTACGGGTAATGAGAAAGATATCCTTGCTGATATTAAAGAATTGGATGAGTTCCATAAGCAAACGGGTGTTAACTACTGTTGGGGTCATAACAAAACTCCGTTTAAGATACCTGATGATAATTACGAGAACTTTAAATCACAGTATAGTTCCGTTATCGATTACTTCTTAACGGGATTAGAAGAGAATCCTAATCGTTTTATTCCCAAAGTAGTTACCACCGAATACCTACAGTGTGTAACTGGAACTATAGAGCAGAACCATGGTGGTTGCGGTCTTATGACTGAGATATTCATATCACATGAAGGACGCGTATATCCATGCTCTATTTCCAATAGTAAATTACCTTACTTCGACCTAACGAATGACGATGCTACTGAAGAAATTGAGTGTGCTGAACGCCAGTGTATTCATAATCCTACATGTGGAGAATGTGATATTCGGTACTTCTGTAATGGTGGCTGTATAGTTGATCGGTCAGTTAATTTTGGTGATTATAGTAAACCAAATCCAAACTGGTGTGAGTATATACATGCCATAGAATCTGCTGTTAGAGAAGCCGCTAATAAGCATAAGGATACTGAAATATATCTTAGAAATGAATTAATTAAATGGAGAATCGGTCATTATAAGGCTTGCTTATCACCGACCGATAACCAAAACATAGTTGGAGGAGTTATCGATGTTAATTTATCTACCTGAACGAATCTATGATGTTATTAAAGATGACGAACGGATTCAAGCATATGCAACTACAATGAAAGAACTTTGGGGAACTGGTTTCCCCGAAGTGTCTCAATTGAAAAAGGTGAACCAAGTTGGGTTCCATTATATGTGTCAAGCTAGACGTTTACTTAGAAAGTACCCGACTCTATTGGAACAATTCCAAGTTTCTAATCATGAGAATGATATACGATATGTCAAATCTGTATTAGAAACAACGTCTGATAGCGAAACTAAATTGGAATGTCTATATCGACTTATGTCCAGTTGGATTGATAGAGAGAATACTATTAAGGAATTCATTTCTATATTTGAATCACTTGATAGAGATACTATGTATTCGTTATCAGCAAATGTGGTTAAAGCGTACTATATCATGAAAACTGGTTCTATACAGACATCTAATATCGATGACTATATTACAAAAGCAAATACGATATATAATCAAATCTCTGGGGTGTGTAATATGACACAATCCTTAGAGAAGATGTTAATTGTTGAATCTATTGACCAATTAGTATCACATCTACGCGATAGAATTATTGACGGGTCTATTTCAGCTGAGAAAGCGTTATCGACGTATGAGAAATATATGGTTAGTCTTATCGGTAGAATGGAGCGTATCGATGCCGAGTATTTGAAATATAATACTAGAGCAATGTATTTCTACCTTATCGTAGGGATAAAACGGTATGAGAAACATCATGGTATGTATAACCCATTTGATTTAATATATAATTACATTACCCTATGCTTAGCTCATAAGGAAGACTTCACTCGTTCATTATATACTCATAATGAGTTCATGTTCTCCCATCTAGCGGTGCTATTGAACGCTATTCATATGATAGTAGATAAACCTAAACAGGAAGCCATTGAACAGTATTTAACCAACTATGAACGCGATTATTTGGTAGGACTGTCTAGTAATGGAAAATTATCCAATTACATTGCACACACCCTACGGTCTGTTAATCAAGATGATTTCGGTGTAGGAGTATTGAAATACTTCGAAGCTGACGTATATCGGTTAATAGAACCTATTTTAATCGATAAAACATTGGAGGGTTAGTTATATGAATATAGTATGGTATCCCAATGAATGTAAACCATTCATTTACCAACATCAAGAATTTATAAAATTGAGAGATATTGCTCGCAATACTCATCAATCATATATCATTACAGATGCTACTGAAACGTTAAATCAGGCAATGGCATCTATCGAGCCCGTAGCTCAATCTATCACAAGTGAACAGAATCGCTTAGTATATCTAGTAACCAATGTAGAGAATCTACCATTGGATATGCTCGTTGCAGAACTAGATAAATCTACTCGTGCTGAAGAGCGATTGATTATTTTACATCAATTATGTCAATTGGATATTGGTACATATGGTCAACGCATGGAAACTCTTGTTAAGAATGTAACTGAACAAAGCGGTTTATCTAATGATCCGTTCTATGTAGATATTCTAAACTCATATCCAGTATTGACAAATGACACTAAGGAAGCAATCGATATCAGCTTCGCTAATGTTACAAATCGATTTAGAGAACAAGCAACGATTGCTTTATTGGCTGCTATACGTGGAGCATTTGTTAATAGTTCCTATCTATATGAACTTACAGCCGATGAATTTATTACCTATATCGATGGATATATCGATTCCATTTGTGATACATTAGCATTAGACCCAATGATGTTCAAGTCTAGTATTGAATATATCAATTTCTTATTGTGTAATAACATGATGGAAAAACTCAATCGTTCTATACAATGGATTGATGAACATAAGGAAGATGCTATCAATATACATTCTTCCACCAATACCAATACATCATTTGATATATTGATCCTCATCAATCGAATGAAACATAATGAAGTTCTCACAACTACATTATCTGATACATCATGGAACTCCAAGGAAATGGAAGTTATCAATAGTGAAACTACTGATGCTATTACACCATATGATGAACTTGGGTTCGGTCGTAATTACATTATAACGATATTCAATTGGTATAATGCTATCATTACATCCTATAAATAATACAAAGAAGAGTTTAGGTAAATCCTAAACTCTTCTTTATTTAGACATTGATGTAATATCAATTACAAGTATTTCATAAGAAAGGAGTCAATCGTTAATAATGGCTAAACTCAATAAACGATTTAAGTTTACCAAAGATACTACGAACGAAACCTTCTATGCTGACATATATTCATCGACTGGTGACTTGGAGGATGGGCAACCATATCTCTCAACTGACGTCAAAATCGATGAGAATACAACTATGCCAGGGTACGTCCAAGGCTCTACAAACTCATATGACGAGAATCTTCTCGATATATACATAAAGCCAGATGACGCTACTAAACAACCATTTCGTTTAAAATCAAAATCATATCGAAACATTGCCAATGGTGTCACTATCTATTCCCAACCAGGTCAATATACATTCAATATTCCTGTGGGTGTAACTAAAGTATGCGTGATCACTATCGGCGGTGGTTCTGAATACGATTACGTTCATAACGTAACACCTAAAAATATCACTACACTGAAAGCTCAACTATTGAGTTCTTCTGTAGAAACATATGTAACTGAAACTGGTAAAACTGATAGATTGATTAGTTCTTCCGTAGATTACCAAACCGTTTCCTTTGAAGGTTCTCCTATCATCGGTTATGGTATTGACGGTGTAACAGGTAAAGTTACTCGTACTGAAATCCCTGTGAATACTCCATTGTATTTTGGTACACCATCTGGTCTATATAATGATACCACATCTGCATATAGACATAGTGCATCAGGTCAATTGCGGTCTGCTGTTATCGATGTATCTAACATTGAATCTCTCAATGTAGTAGTTGGTAACTTCGGTAATGCTACTGACAATACAAGTCCTAAACGGGGTACTAGTGAATTAGTAAGTGCTGACTTACCATTGACTACTAAATCTAAAGAAGCTAATGGCACATCGTTCCACTTTGGTAACGGTGAACCTACGATGCACGTACTTAAAGTAGATGTTATTGGTATGGGTGGTGTCGGTACTCAAGGTCTAAGTCCTAAAACTGATGACCCTGGAACACAACCATATACTGAAAGAGACTTTGCTCGTATGGGTAATGTTCGTGGTACCGTAGTTAAGGTCGCTACTGCTGATAAAACGATTGCTAATATTGTTAGCATGAATGGTAATAATGCATTACTAGGTGATAGTATTGTTACCAATAACAAACCAATCCCAGGTGCTAAATTTAATGGAACTATCGATACTAACCCAGCTTACCCAGGATTGAACTCTTTAACTGCTGAGCAATTAGAAGCTGGTCGAGGTCTTCCTGGTAAATCCGTTAAACAAATCTGGATTGAAGGAGTAGAAGGGTATGATAACCCTATCCTTGAAGGCGGTGCTGGCGGTTTACCTGGTCATGATGGTGAACCTGGTAAAGTAAGTAAATTCTTTATCATGGAAGATGGTGTTCCTAAGTATATCAAATCTGGTGGTGGTGGTGCAGGTGCTGGTTATATAGCTGGCAAGCTCGTTACTATCAATGGCGATGAGTATAACAATAATAACCAAGTTAATATCAACGCAACCTATGATAAATCAAATGGGTTAACATCTGGCACAACTGGTAACTATAATATCACATATGGTGGTACTATCGAACCTAAAGTCCGTATTGGTCAACCTAATATCGGTATTGTTTCTATCATTTATGGTCCAGAAATCGAAAATATGGATATTCCACTATATACTTGGATGACTGATCAAGAATCCTATCTAGGAGAACAGCTCAGATATACAGCTAATGGTATTGAAGGGAATATTAAGTTCTCTCCTAAACGTATCTTTATTTCCCATGAATTCGTGAAAGATGATACTGCTACTGATGGTGTAGCATTCATGCAACCTTCCCAAAAAGCAGGATTAGAAAATCTTGTATTGGAATATATGAATGATAAAGGTACTTGGTCCAACTTCAAAACAGGATCCATATCCTTTACTATGATTACCGAAGAAGGTCAAACCTATATCGATATCCCATTACGTGTGTATTCCACAAAATGGAGATTACGTCTACCAGATGAAAACCTTCATCTTAAATCGAAGAATGGTGTTAAGATCGATTCTTACATCACATACACAGAAGATGAAATGAGCTAATAAGTATATATTATAAAAATGAGTATGGATAATCCATACTCATTCTTTTTTACTGTTTGTTCGAAAGGGCTAGTAATATCTAACATTATAGCTAACAAACAGGTATTGATAAATTATTTCATATTTGGAGGGCTTTTATTATGGCATTCAACACATCTATGACGTCTCAAAGTCAAACGAATCCTACTGACAATATTAACACTCGTGGGATTCAATTCTACAATGGAGATGCTACCATCGTATTCGATTACTGGAATGGTATGGCATCCATTAAAATCCATCCAGCACTTCCTGAAGCTGAGCGAGCTAATAAACAAGTATACGATTATAAAAAATCTGTATCTGTAGCACTTAGTCCAGATAACGCTGTATTGGTGGGTAAATATATTAAAGAAGATATTCTTCCCGCTATTGAAAAAGGGGAAGAATGTACTCGTGCCGTTGTGAGTGCACGTGTTAACTTATTCGTAGTATCCACTGGTGTTAACCAATACGGTGAAGTAAAACCGTTTATTGGTATCTATCGTAAATTGGATGAAAACCGTATTCCTGCAGAATCTATGGTATTCCATTTCGATAAACATCCAGTGATTACCAAATATGCACCTGCAACAGGTGAAATCGATATGAATAACCAATACACTGAATTAGTTGGTGTTGGTGAATTCTTTACTGCTTGCTCCGCATTGATGAATGCTGGTGTACATGCAGACAACTTTTCCAACCGTTTCCGTATCAACCGAGAATATGAATTCAGAGCAGCAGCTTCTGGTAAATTAGGTATTGATAATGGTGGCGGTAATCGTACTAATTTTGTGAACCGTTCTAATGGTGGTGCATCTCAAAATATTTGGGATATTAAAACACCAACTGATAATTTATCCAATGATAATGGTGGCGGTTCCTTAGCGGAAACATCAACAGCATCCTTTGATGCCTTAAGCGACTTGATGTAATTCGTTAGTGACTAGAAAATACTTCCGATGTATTTCGGAAGTATTTTTTTTTGGAGGTTCTATGAGTGAAGATGATAAACTCAAGAGTCTGACTATCTTGGTAACGTATCGGGACATCATTAAGACTGCGGATTTTTATATCCTAGATCTAGTGAAGACGCGATTTCGTGATAAATTTAAAGACTTAATTGATTTTAAGCTATTGGATACATTAACAGATGAAGCATTAATGCTCCATTGGTTACATCGTCCAGTAAAGAATGTTCTCGAGTGGTTAGCGATTAAAGAGTTCGATTATGAAAAGAACTATCAGTTTCTATATGATAAATCTAAGAAACTATATATAGATGATGATCGAACACTTAAATTTGATAAAGTACTGGAGAACTACAAGTTTTCGAAAGCAATTAACGATATCTATGTGTGGAATCCCACCTATGATAAGCGTCAATTGTTTGATCTCAAAGTAAGGCATGGTTTAGGTAAAATCAAATACGTGACAGGTGCTAGCTTGGAACGGGTATTAGACAGAATTGGTTCTGTCAATTTAGTATACGACACTGATGCTGATCGAGTTGCGGAGCTCATCAATACAGGTAAATACCCTAAGATGGTATTTGGTGTCGGAGCATATGGTTATAATTATCAACGGGATTTTATACTGAAACATGACTTAGCGGATAACGTCAATGTATCAACTTTCCCTATACTCATTATTAATGAATCATACCTATTTAATGGATAAAGGAGTTACCACTATGAGTGAAGTATATAATCAAGCGGAAGATAATCAGATCGCCGTTAAAGTAGTAAAAGATACAAGTAGTTCGTTTGATACAATGGAACAAACGTCTAGCATACCTAGACCTACGTTTCCACAATTGATTCCAGATAACAAAACTAAACATCCTTGGAATGTTATTACAGAAGCCGAATTCAAAACTCGTATGCAAGAAATCTTCGAGATGGTGGCTTCTGCCTTAAAAAGTACATTAGGACCCTATGGTGCCAGCACACTGATTGAGTCTATGGGTACATACCATTTAACTAAAGATGGTTTCACGGTATTGAAGAACATTCACTTCAATAACCGTACAGATAATACGATCTTAAATACCGTCTTAACAATCTCTCATCAAATGGTTATGAAAGTCGGTGATGGTTCTACATCTTCCATCATCGCAGCGTATAACTTCTTACATCGTTTATCTCAATCTGACGAATTGAAAGCATTACGTCCTCGTGACTTAAAGCAATATGTCAATCAATTCGTTGATGTAGCAACACAATATATTCAATCCAATGCTCAACAGTTGACTGATGAGAACTTCTTGGATATTGTAACGAATATTGCTAAAGTTGCTACGAATGATGATAAAACATATACGAATATCATTCATGATATCTATGAACAATGTGGTCGTGATGTAACCATCAGCAAAGCGATGTCTGATACAAACGAACCTTCATATGAAATCAAAGATGATATGTTCTATATCGATGCATCGTATTTAGATCGCATCTATTGTAATACTGATAATGGTACTAAAGTGGAGTTAAAACAACCGTCTGTAGTACTATTCAACTTCACCCTTGAAAATAAGCATTGGGATTTAATTAAGATCATGAATGCAGCTATAGCTAAGTCTGACGCAACAGGTCAAAGACAATTATTAGTGATAGCTCCATATTATGATGACCAATTCTTAGATCGAGTGAAGAATGACATCAACCGTTTCCGTGCTTGGTATCAACAACAGCAACAACAAGCAGGTGCCATTCCATTCCCAATGATCTTTGGTAAAGCACCATTCTTCAAAGCTATTCAACGTGATATCTATGATGACGCATCTGCTTTCTTAGGTAATACAATTATTAACCCTATGGATGCTGATCATTTATTAGAAACATTGAATACGTTGAATGCTCAACAAGTACAATGGAATGAATATGAACAAGCTAAAGAAACAATGCAACCAGAACCATTCGAACAATTCTGGAATAATCGACCAGTGCCAGAAAATCCAGAAGAAAAAGTGAATGAGTTACTAGAAGAAGTAGCTAAACGCTTTGGTACATCAGAACAAGTGCTCATGACAAATAAAACCATTGAATTCACTGGGTTAACGAATCAAGATGCTAACATGATTAAACTTCGTACTGATATTGCTCGTGGTGATATGGAAAAAGAATTAGCGGAAGTAGAAAACTTACGCTACATTTCTAAAGATTTCATTGCGGCTAAAGAACGTTTATCTCGTTTAGCATTAAAATCTGCAACGATTCGTGTGGGTGGTAATAGTGAATTGGAAAAGAAAATGAATGATGATGCCTTAGATGATGCGATTAAAGCATGTGATTCCGCTCTTCGTTACGGTATCAATCCAGGTTGTAATACAGCGATTATTCAAGCATGTATGCCTGAATTGAATACTCGCTTATCTGAACAAGACCCTATTATTCAAACCATTGCGGATATTGCGTATGAATCATTCTTAGATGTAGTACAAACGATTCATAAGAACAAGGATCCTAAAGTAACACGTGAAAGTGTTGCCTATATTGTAGAAAATTCAGCGATGGATAATCGTTGTTATGATTTGGTATCTGAATCATTCTCCACTGATATCATTAACTCCTGCCGTACAGATATTGAAATCTTACGCAGTGCTATTGCTATCATTGGTGTGATTATTTCATCCAACCAATATCTAGCAGCCGATATAAAAAATTAAGCTATCAAGCACAAGTAGATAGAAGGAATTATTTTTTTCCTTCTATCTACTTTTCTATTTGATTAATGGAGATAGTGCATATGGATCGATTTTATCCAACACTAAAAGACTTCTTAACCGAAAAACGAGCTAGAACACAGCAAACCATTTATGGATATGCTAGTATAGAAGGTAGTTATAAGGAACGGTATACGAAGTTTATTAAACGATTTCCTACTTTAGATGTAAAGTACTATAAGTCCCATTCATCATATTTCATCCATGTGAAAATTCCATCCGGTAAATCACTAGACAGAGGGATTGACCTCGCCTATGATGTTATTTTTGAGTTCTTTGCACCAACCGATGATATAGCTAAGCAAAACAGTTTACAAAATTGGACTGTTCGGGTGTTTTCTAATGCTCCATCGTTTGCATATCGCTATGCCTATGTGTATTATCACACAGGGTTGTTAATTGATGGTCTACAAGACAAGTTTGACGATAAAATTCTTAAAGCAAAGCCAACTAAACAGAATCCAAAGGAATTAGTTGGATTTGATTATACCATTTATTTTGCGGTCATGTATCTTATGAATCGACCTAGTTTCATTCGTAATTTACATAATCGGAATTTTGGTAAGTTTGAAGAGTTGGTTAAGACTACCAAGGACTATTATGAAGTTCTTCGTATCTATAATAAAGTCAGTCGACTATCATTATCGAATATTAAAAATCGATTAACCCTTAATGTAGATAAATTTAAGCGTCATCGCTTTCATAATGATACCAATTCAACCACGGTTAAAACAACTAAACCAGTGAAAGCAACAAGCTTGACAAAAGCGGTAAAGACAACCAAATCGGTTAAAACGACGCGAAGTGTAAAAACAATTCGAAAGAAAAGATAAGCATATATTATCATTTTGATACCGAGCGTTGGTGTTTTTTATTTCATGATGAGATGGAGAAGATAAGATGAATGAAGATGTAAAAACGAATGATATTATTCTTGACCCTGTTCCGGAAGGTGTTATACCTGTTGATGAATGGGTATATGGTCCTGGTGATGAAGTCATTACCTATACAGCGAAACAGGTCATTGTACCATTCGATGTCATTTTTAACATCCCTAGTCAAGTGCGTAGATTAAATGATTTCTACGTAGTCTATAAGGATGCCTATGTAAAGCAGTTCGGTGAAATCACGAAGTATATGAACTACTTCATTAAATTCTATGATCCAGATAATGAGTTATTAAGTAACTATTTAGGTCTTAAGTACTTACTTGAATCTCGTAAAATCAAGATGGGTCGAAAAGATTTCATCAAGTTACTATATGAATATATCGTAACACCTACCATGTATCAGAAAGTAATGAACATGGTTAATGATAACTATCGTGTTGATTTGACACAAAAGAAAAAGGAAGGTATTTCCTATTATGAATCTCTTGAGTTTACCAATCATCATGCGAAGTTATTGATGCTAATTTCTATTTTCATTAGAATCTTCATTCCGATGGTAATGCATTACATTTCCACAATGAAGTCTAAATCTGAAAATGCACATTTGATCGAATACTATCGACCAATTTTTGACATTGTGGAAGAGAATGAACATGTTAACTTATATCAAAAATTGTTCAATTCTATCAATGTATCTGTACAATTATCGTACAAGAAAAACAAGATCATTTGGGATAAGTATGAAGCACAGTCTGTGGATGTTATCTCTCGATCTGAAGAATACTTGGATAAGAATATCATCGTGGATAATGTATTCAAGTATCAATTTGATAAATCCATTATTTCCTTTAACAGTGTTATCATTAAGACACAATTGAAGTATTCTTCCCATAAGAACTTCAATATGAACTATAAGGAAATCAATCAAGAGAAAGACTCTGAAGGGTTATCATACTTAGATAAGCTTGAAATGAGTGCTGTTAAGATTGATGAGAATATCATTCTCTTATCAAAGGTTAATATTGATAGCACAATCAAGCGTATCAAACGTGAAAATCGTATCAAGATTAGTAAAGACGAAATCAAGTTCTATACGGAACAATTCAAAGTAAATCGTATCAGTAAGAACTTAATCTTCTATTATTATAGTAAATACTTCGGTGGATATAATGATTTGAACCATATTACATTGAAGCAATATATCAAATTGATGATTTTGATGAAACGCAAGATGGAATTCAGTGGTTACCAATACTTGAACCAAATCATTACCGCTAATATCAATGGTAAAATCAATAGTCGTACAATCCACAACTCTAAATTCATTGAGAAAGTGGAAACCTCTTCCGTATATCAAAACATTCGGAATGAAAAGTTTAAGACGATTAATGATGTAGGCAAAGGTGATTTGATTATCAATATCTTATCTACTTTAATCAATACCGAATTCACCTATGTGGATTATGACAATCCTGAATTAACAGGTGAACCAATTGAAATGGATCTTGATATTCTTTCACAAGAATTCTTGGATTTTGTAAATCAAATCTAAGTATATATTATATTAGGGAATAGCGATATGCTATTCCCTTAAACTTTTTTATATTGAGGAGGATAATACTATGGATACAACAAGGTACTTTAAACAACTAAACCTTGTGCTACGAAAAGCAAATCGCAGAGATTTGATTGCATGGGGTAGACTATTAGACCAAAAGGATCGCTATACACACTATAAGAAAAAGAGCTTAGGTCGTTTACATCGATATATGAAACAATTATATCATGATGCTGATGTGATACATCTTGAACCAGGTGATTTTCAATTCTTTGCTGAATACATCACATGTGAAGGTAACCTTCGACATCATCGAATGATGCAAATTACATTACGTGATTATCTTATATTAAAGAAATTACAAAAAGGTAATTATCGTGGTGTGATGGACATACTACGAGGTGAACCCGATTCTGTAAAGAAAGAGTTTCACTCAATTGTGATGAATGCAATGCAGGAGAAACTATGGTAAAATAATGGAAATTTCATCAATTCAAAATGTAATCCGACTTCTTGAAGAAACACCCTATGCTAAATGGGAAGATAAAGAACATCTAGTCGTTCGCTGTCCCATTTGCGGTGATTCTAAAAAGCATCATGATGGTGCTCACTGTTCTATATGGGTACGAAATGATGAACCCTTAGTGTATCATTGCTGGATCTGTGAAGAAGCTGGATTAGTCGATAGACAATTCTTACTTGATAAAGAGATTGGCGATATTGATAGTACGATTCAGTTAGAACAATTCAATCGTGCGAATGGTCGACGGAGTGCGTTAACGAAACGAAGTAAGAATGGTCAGGTACAAAATGTAGAGATTCCTAAGATACGTGAAGAACACCATAACAAAGTGGAATATCTTCGTAAACGATTAGGAATCAATTTTAAGTATGATCAGTTAGAAGCTCTGCGAGTCATAACGTCTATTAAAGATTTCTTACAGTTGAATCATGCAAAGGTTAGTAAGAAGTATGCATGGGCGATTGACCAAATGGAACGAGATTATGTCGGGTTTTTATCTAGTTCTAAAAACTACATTATCTTTCGTTCTATCAACCCCAATAGTAAATATCGATATATCAATTATCGTATTTTTGATTATATTATAGGTGTTGAGAAGTTCTATACGATACCCTCACAAATGAATATTATGGATAATGACGTAACATTACATCTGTCTGAAGGGATATTCGACATACTATCCGTAGCGTTCAATATGGGTGAGAAACGAGAAGGTAGTCATATCTATGCTGCTATATGTGGTTCTGGATACACAAGAGTCTTAGAATACTTTCTACGGAAAGGATTCATTAAGAATCTTCATATTAACATATATTCTGATTTAGATAAACAACCTGATTTTTATAATGAGTTACTATATCTTAAAGACTGGTATAAAGACATCAATATCTTATATAATACCTATCCAGGTGAAAAGGATTTTGGTGTACCACGAGATAAGATATGTGCACAGGAGATTAAACTAACTAGGAGATGATGACGTATGACTAATGAAGAATTAAAAAAAGTGATTATGGAATGTATCCGTGAAGCTAAACAAGAAGCATCTGATTACTTTGATAGTATGACACCCAAAGACCAAAAGCACATGGAATGTATACTGATTGGGGAGGATTATTGTGATACCGTATTGAGTAACTTGCAAACAGCCATACTCAAACGTATTAACTCATAAAATAAATATATATTATTGACAGGTAAATTAAGAGATATATCTTAATTTACAGGATGGATGCTGTCTGAACTTCTCTCCTATAATATCTAACCAAGATATTACATTACTAACAACCCAAAAATAATTAACCAACTAAAAACTAGACAGCATCCATTCCATATACTTTAGTGAGACACTGATGGAGTAACTTCTCTATGCCATAACTGATTCCCTGCAGTTAACGGCTAGGGTATTAAATCACTAACTCTCTCACAGTCTATCATTTTCATTGTATCATTGCAAGGTTTACCCCTTATCTTCCTTGCACCATCCGATACTATACTCTCCCATAAACAACACACAAAATTCATCCAATGCTTATCGGATGGGAGATGCAATGAAACCCCAATGGTAGACTTACAACACACCCAACCGGTTTCCCTGCCGGTTCATTAAAGACACAATTCACTCCCTCCATCGGTGTCTCACTAAAGTATATGGAAACAACAAAATCGGATACGCAAATGCGTATCCGATTATTTTATACTGATTAATTATTTTTTTTGATTTACCGAGTAAATCGATCTGGGATTGTGATGTGTGTCGTTGTAGATGTATGTATAGTATTTTAACCTAAGGTCCTAAAAGAGAGATAAGACTCCCAGATCTGTGGCACTTCACATTGTGAAAACGTATCATGTGAAATGATTTGTATTAGTGTACAAAACTAGAAAAGTTAAGCATGTTCTGTTGATAGACTAATTCATGTTATAGTTATATTATTGGAGGAATGCTCGTACCACATACCGAATATTGACAATAATTAATCAATAATAGAATGTGGTGAATATAAACCTGTACTTTAAACAAATCTATAATATTCTCTTACTAGAAAGAGGTGAAACCGATTGGCTAGATTTATTGATAAATCAGAGTTTATCAACCAGAATGTCAACCTCGCAGAGAGTCGAATTACGTCACAATATTCTACGTTCCTGGAGCAAAAACCGACGTTCACTACATTCTATCATGTGAACACACGTAGATCCACTACCGATAAAGGTCTTAAAGATATAGAAGGATTGATTGATAGTCGTTCACCAATCCGTTATAATAAAATCTACAACTTCCCACTCTATGGTATCGAACAGATACAGTTAGATTTACAAGAGGAAGATGAAGGTTTAAACTCATCCTATGATGGCAATGCCGTTATTCTACCGAATACGATTTATCCATTACCTGATGATTATTTCTATATCGACTATTTAGGTCGTAAGGCATTATTCCGTGTCACTGATGTAAAATACGACACCATTAAAAGTAATGGGTATTATAATATAGCCTTCACTATCAAATCCGTAGACGAGCACGATGTTGATGTGCTCGATACATTAGTGGTGGAAGAATATAACTGCGTATTTGAGAATATTGGTACTGGTGATAATTGTTTAATCAAATCTGAAGATTTACAACTGATGAATCGTATTCGTCAGATTTATGAAAATCTTAAGACTGGATACTTACAAAAGTATCTCAATGCAAAATACAATGCGTTACTCTATATGGTAAGTTCTGAAAATATCATGTACGACTATACAGTGTCTCGTTTTGTGAATAGAAATCAAATCTTCTATGATAAGAAAACGAATAATACTGTATATGTATATGAAGAAGAACGTCAAGTTAACAACTTTGAATATGAAAATACGATCTATGATAGGGTCGTTCATAAAGATTTCGATGATTGGGAAGAACTACTTGCCTATTTCAACGTAGAGCCTACGTTTATGATGGCTGAAGTATCTATCTTTGACTACTATCGTGATCGAAGAATCAAATACATGCAATTCTTCGACTATCCGTTAGGTCCATTTAATGATTCCTACTATAAGTATATCAGTAAGGACTTCTTACATGCGATTGAATACCATGATGGTACACTGTTACCACCTAAGGAACGTCCTTGGGAACATTTTGTATTTATGTATTGCACAACTGACAATGTATTGAGTCTAACTAAATGGTTAGATAATATCGATAGACGACGATTCCCATATAGTTTGGAAACCTTCGTATTCATACCTTTGGTATTATATAGCCTTAGACAACTCATTAATCAACTTACTAATGATAGTAAGGCGTCCTCTACGACGATGGACGATCATCTTCTTAAAAAAAATGATTAGTACTAATTTTTAGGAGGTCAATTACAATGGCTTTAAAAACGTTATATGCAACTTTCGAAGCAGAACGTGCAGAACAACAATATCATGACTTGATGTTAGAACAAATTCTTGGTTCTGATGTACGCGATGCTATTATGGAAGCAGCAGAAGAAGAAGATACAAAAGAAACAAAACGTGACAAAACTGGTCACCCTGAAGAAGACGGCGAATCCAAAGATTCCGATAAAAAATCTAAAGAATCCGATGAAGAAGACACTGATGATTCTAAAGATAGCAAAAAATCTGATAAAGAAGACGAAGAAGCTGCTGAAGAATCTTTCTTCATGGATGAAGACGCTATCTTAAATTATGTAGGTGAAGCTGACGAAGTCGATGCTGAAGATGCAGAAGCTGAAGACACTGTAACGGAAGCTGAAACAGAAGAAACTGAAGATGAAGAACAATCCGAAGAAGATAAAGCATTGGAAGCTCTTATTGACAGCATCCCTGAAACAGACCCTTCTGAATGTGGGGATTGTGCACCAGTAGGTAGCGTTGAAGAAGCGTTGATTTTCGATGAAATCGATCGTTTAGTTCCTGATACTGTACTTTACTAATATACTAGTATATAGGAGGACTATTGATGAACGTATTCACTGAAAAGAAACAAATCATAATCGATTATCGTGGTGATATCCCTGTTCTTAATGTAGCAGGTCCGATTGATATTCCATATTGGGAAACATTGGAACATATTTCTCAAATGCTTATGTACAACGTACGCATTTATGAAGTATTAAGTGATGGTTCTAAAGTGGAACTTGATCTTTGTAACTATGATAAAGAAAACGACCCAAAAAAACAAGGCTTGAAACAAGCCTATGAACCTACTACCAAAGACAACCCAACTCGTCTTGTTACTGATAAACCATTAAACATGTCTGAAGTAACTGACAACTTCACTAAACCACAACCATTACCTCCAACAAAAGTGGAAATGATTCATGATACAAACTATGAATCCATGGTGACTGGTGAAGAACCTACGGTTGTTTCCAGTAGTGCTACTATTCGCGAAGAATCTAACAAAAAAATGAGTAAGAAACTTCAAAAAGCGAATAAAATCTATGTTCCACCAACTGTCGATGACATTGATGAAAAATAGTCAAAAAAAAAGAGAAGCGTTTGCTTCTCTTTTTCTTCGTTTTTTTTACTTGGAAAATAACTTAACAACATCCATTGCTAAGTCATGTTCAAAGAATGCTTGTAAGATCGGCCAGAAGTCTATTCTCATTACACTTCCCCCTTTCTTACATTTTTTAGTACGTTTTGGAGTAGAGCTCTCGGGTCTATTCCTTTTTGATAACATTCCCAAAGGATGGCATCAATGATATTGTTTACTTCACTATCTCTATACATAGTCATATACAATATCACCATCCTTATCTCGGCGCGCAGAAGCCATATATTTATATGCTTCAGTTTGCACCTCTTTTAACATATCAAGACCTTCAAACTCACCAACTACGATGAGTCTGAAAATCAATGGGTCGAGATTATACTCGCTCATTAGATACATAATCTGTGAACGGTACATTTTAGGTAATTTAATAATACCTATAATATCCCCTTGCGTCTCTTTCATAGCATGGGCAGATACGTTCCTACCTATATGGGACACAATACGACAATTTGTTCGTTCCAACAAATCAACGATATCCATCATTCGATTCGATATAGTCTTTTGATTGTTATTAATCCAATTAGCCAATGTTGGAGTGATTTGGCTAATGGAGATGGCGTCAATATATTCAATTTCCTTATTATTGGAATTGATATATTCGATCGCCCGATTCAATTCGATGATCGGATCTCTCTTAGTCATATCGCAGACATTTAGGAATTCTTGAAACTTCTTATCAAGCTCTCTACTTTCTATCATATAGATCCCCTTTCTTTTACTAATCGTTTTGGTGATGTTGCGGTCTTAGCAGCATGAGTCATCCATTCTTCGAGAGTGATGTCTTTGTATACACTCACTGAGCGATAGTGATAACTTTGTTTTGCTAGTTGCATAAAGTTTTCACTATTTATATATAGCTCATTAACTACTGCTTGGTCATCTTTAAGCATAGACCATAACACTCTCAGACACCAATTTGCTAATTGATTATCTGAACAGCTAAGATTACGTTTAAATACATATGGGATCTTAATCATCATATTCACATATGGAACATTACGATCGAGCCCATACAGTCTACCCGCTACTGTATCCATCCATTTTGGGATACTGATCCGTCGGGCATCTTGTAATAACGCTTCAACTTGATCCACTATTTGATCATCATTGTATCTAGTCCGTAATAATTCAGACATTTTCTTTGGGATTTTTACCCAAATTTCATATCCAGGATCAGAATCTTTTTGGACTTTGATGATTTCCGCTTTCGACTGCTGAATTCTAGCAGCAACATCGATCCTCCCATTACTTGGAGTCACACACTGTTGGGACATGCGGATGTCTAGTATGACTCCACAGTGACGGCATCTGAATCTACCGTCTCTGAGTTTGAAAGTTGCCAATTGCCCATTCTTTGTGGTATGGGTACAATTAACCAACTCCATCAACTTAGGATTGCGTTGGTCCACTAGACGGGTCAACGCCTTAACCTCCTTCTTGGTCATGTTACCGATTAGTAACTTTTCCATTGTCTTTTCCTCCTTATTAAAAGCTCTACATATGCGGCTTAACATCTCATCCTCTTACTCATAT